AATGGGGCAAAATCTGCCAGCTTCTGATTCAGCATTGCGATCTGCTCTGCGCTGCTGTCAGCCATCCATGCACCGTAAACATTGAACACCATCTGGGCGCTCGCATGTCCCATCTGACTGGCAATAAAACTCGGGTTTGCACCAGCAGATAAAGACCAGCACGCATAGGTATGTCGTGACTGGTACGCTTTTCTGTGTCTGATACCCGCGCGCTTTAGTGCCGCTTCCCATGAGTCGCCTACTGAATCGACCCGGTAGATAAATCCGACCTGCTTACTGCGTCTGACCACATGCGGGTTAAAGACGAATGTACACTCATGGTTCACCGAACGGCCGTACTCACGTAACTGAACTTCAATGTGATGTTGCCTGCCCAGCCTTGTCATTTCAGCCTGATTTTTCAGAATACTGATTGCGGGCTGGATAAGATGCACCACCCGATCAGTGCTTGCCTCGGTTTTCGGTAGAGTGAACTCACCAAGTTTCGTATAATTACGCCTGACGGTAATTGTTCCCGCCTTCAGGTCGATATCTTCCCAGGCCAGGGAGACCAGTTCCCCGTGACGCATTCCTGTGTACACTGCTAATGACCACAGGTTTTTCGTCTGCTGATGCCGGCATGCATCTATCAGGCGAATAAATTCATCACGAGACAGAGGATCTGGTTCTGCCCTGGCTTTTTTCAGAGGCTTAATTCCTTCGAATGGGTTCACCTCTAAGTAACCGTGATCCGCAGCAAACTGAAACATTCCGGCTATTGTCGTCATGTAATAATTCACAGTAACAACGCTTCGCCCCTTTGCTGGTTTTTTGCCGTTCCCCGGATTTTGATAACCGGTCAGCAACTCCTTCCTGATGTACAGCAATTCCTCTTTGGTTACTGCTGACACCATGCGATTACCTCCGATCCTCGGCACCATATTCCTTGCGACAGACTCATAGCGATTGAATGCGTTCGCGCAGATTTCCATCCGTTTCAGATCCAGCCATTTTTCTTCAAGTTCTTTCACTGTAATGTCTTTTTTACTTACACCAAAAGCCTTGAGGTTAGGGGAGTCAGGAAACCGGGTTGCATAATCAAAGGTTCCTGTACGGATGGCAAAACATACTGATGTCCGCAGTTCCCCGGCTATCTTCCTGTTCTTAGCGGTGTCAGGGACACCGAGACCTTCCCTGACACGCTTACCTTTAAAATTAAACCAGATGCGTAAAGTGCCACCGTGGTTTTCGACGCCTGTTGGATATGTGACTTTATCCATTGGTGTTACCTCCAGACGCCCAAGAGCGATACGAGCTTACCTTTTTCATGGCATCAAATCACCCTGGTTGCTTGCTTTTCATTGAAGCGACCCAGGCATCGACCGCCTTCCGGTTGTACATGCATTCACTGGATGGCTTCGGGTTACCGTCTGGTGAAACGTGGATATATTCCCGACCAACCATCCAGCACTCTTTTCTTGCCCGTAGGATGGTTCCGGGTTTGAGGCCGGTAACCGCGATAAGAACGCTTTCACAAACCCACTCGTTGGGGGCTAACTGGAAAATATTGCTCATGGTTATTTATCCATTACCCGGCTGCACCCGGGGTAATTATTAGCTGTTACAGGAGTTAGATGAATGGAAGAGATCTACTATGCTGTCCCGAGCTTTCAGGTAATCGAGCAAGTCGAAATCAGCTCCGCGATAACCGTCAGAATTTAGCAGGGATCCGATCTGCCTACGTAATTTATCTATGAGTAAACGCGATGAAGGTGGGATACCGTAAAGGGGGCCAGGTTGAACATCAAAACGGCGCCAGCGTATATCACAGGTTCTTTCTTCACCTTCTTTGTGCCAGGCAACGACATCTGCCACTGGCTCGGCGGCCCTACTTGCCAAAACCTCATCTACCACCTTCAACATATCCGCGAGAATGTAAGCTCTGTTACCGCCGTTTGAGTACTGGGTATCATGCAGCAGGTGTTCACGTATCTGGTGCAGGCGATCGAGTGATACAGGACCGTACGCCGGGTGGTTGTTAGTTGTCATGCTGACGATCCTTCTTGATATTTTTCAAACCAGAACACAACTGGCGCGTTAGTTTGTTTAACCAGGCCAAATGATTCCGCCGTGCGGTAACTTCTTGACGCACGGCGAGTTACATCAACCTAAGTGGCTATGCGGCTGCGAAAGTTTTCTACTGTGCTGCACATTTTGAACAAGTTGCATGGAATGCATGCTGGAACCATGTTGCTGACCGTGTCATTTTCTGGCCTGTCCATTGCGTAGCCGTTGCTGATATTTCTTCGCACCGCTTCTACATGGTCTGCATGCCACTTATCGCCAAGTTCGCATCCACAATAAGCACAGCGACCGCCAAACTTCATGCGTAGCTCTGCGCGTTGTTTTTTCGTCAGTGCCATATCACTCCCCTTTCACGCCAATGCCAGCGGCGCGGATTGCGCTCACAACTTTCACTTTATCCAAAAGAACCTCGCTTATATCCCATTGCGCTGGCTGAGGCAGTGTCACCGTCCGCGCCTCCAGTTCTGCTATGCGCTTCTCTGCGGCTTCCAACTCATCCAGCAGAGCCAGGACGGCATCAGGCGTTGCTTTGTCGTGGAAGTTGTCAGCATCACAGCCCCAGTCATCCTCCGTCTTTGCATGCATCGCAGCCTTGCGTAATACGCGTTTGTCGATGTTGCTCATTGGGCGGCCTCCTGGCGGATTTTATTCGCGAAATCAGCTACGTCATCGGCGCGTTGCCGATATTTCAGGCGAGATGACTCGCTAATGCTAATTCCTGAAGCTGTTTCGTTTGCAATCGCATACCAAGCTTTCGCCAAACGCTCCAAGCCCTGCGCCCGCACTTCAGCCAGGAAAGCATCTGTGGCTGGGGTTCCGATTCGATTAATAATTGCGATCATCCCGGCCCTCAGTGATTCATCTTCAGTTGCTCCATTTTGAGTGGCAACCTCAGATGCCTCATAACCGTAATCACTCTGTGACAGCCAGTTTTCTGGATTTTTAAGCCCCGCATTCTCCGCCGCCAGCTCCCTGCACTTGCTCTCGGCGTTAGCGAGCTGTACTGCAAGGTCTGTGATCTTCAGTTCAAGATTGTGAATAGTCGCGTCTGCTGAACGGAACTCGCTACGGGATTCCGTTAAATTTGAGCAGGCGTTTTGAATTGAGTAGGCCAAAATGGCAGTATCACGATCATCTGATTCTTCAGCTTTAACCTGCAACTGAACCGCCAGGCTGAAGAGATCAGCAATTTGAGTTTCTGTCATACGGTTATTGATCGTTTGCATTGGTATGTACCTGCTGAAGTTTGTGTTGTTTAACGAAGTGGGCCACTGCTTTTGACTGGCTGGCGATGATTTTTCTGTCACCTAGGTCGAGCGTGACGTTCTTACCGCGGTAAATTATTGCCGAGCCGATTTCCTTACCGTCCAGCTTCACATACAGCACTTTCCCGATAATCTCTGTCGTAGGGATTGGCTGTGAAAGGCGATAGGTTTCGCGAGCTTCAGCAATGGTTTTATGTTCGTCGATTATCGACAGGGCTTCAGCCAGTGCAGTGCCTTGCAAAGTGAACACGCCTTCATCGCTGATCGTCGCCATGGCCATCAGTTCGACGAAGCGGCGAGCACTTTTAATGTTGAGTTCAGGAGCGATAGAACTGCGCGTAACCTTTGTTTTCCCCTGGGCGGCGGCTACGGCTTTATCGTGCTGGAGAACTTCACCAGCCTGTTCACCAAACTCGCGAACGCGGTCAACAGCAACATCAACAGACACGGCACCAGATTTAACTTCCTGCTGAACGTCATAATTAGCGGTACTCAGAGTGAGCAACTTCTCAACGGTCGCTACAGACTTATTGACCAGCTTTGCAATCTCGCTGGTGGTCTGATTGAAAGCGTTATGAAGCTCCTGAATAACAGCAGCCTGTTCAATATCGGAAAGGGGGAGTTGGTTATTGCTGGTCATGATGCGAGCCAGACGCTGCACATCGTTACCGTTAAACGGCATGATATGAATGCGGTCTACTGGCTTACCTGCTTCAGCACAACGAGCGTAGCAGCGACGGCGTCGGTGGCCTTCAACAACCCACACACCACCTTCATCACGTGCAATAACCTCCAGTGGAGGAACAGTGCCACCGTTCATCAGATAGTTAAACAGGTCGTCATCTGCCTGGCGGGTGCGTTCGTCGTCTTCACGCTTGTTGAAACCTTCACGCACGTGGATATGTTCAAGGCTGATAAACATCCCGGCATCGGTGCGTTTGATGGTCCCGTCACGGGACATCTGTTTGAATGAGTTGGCGGCCATCACTTAGCCCCTTCATTCATCACAACATTTGTTACCGGAGTTAACTCACGCAGTTCGCGCTGGGCTTCCAGAAGGTGCATGTTGCTGCGTGTTTTTGTGTGTCTTTCAACAATGCGATCGCATTCTTTTGCCCAGCAGATAACGTCATCGCGTAATACGGTGTTCTCAATAGCCAGCGACTTACGCTGCTCCATTGACTCGCACAGTGCGACACCCTGAACATCGTAGCGGTTCGCCAGTTCATTCATCAGCCACTGGGAAGCAGGTGGCAGGAGAGGGGCAGCTTTACGGGCTGCATCGATCAGTTGTTCTCTGGTCATACGTGGTTGTAACTCAGTGACGTTCTGTGTGGTCGTCATGGTTAGTTTCTCCGTGTTATATGCGCCCTGCACGGCGCTGAATTCTTTGGCCCAGATACTTAAAAGAGGCCACCTTGGTCTTTAGGTTGGACACGTTTTCTTTTTGTGACTTCGGACTTTGAAACCTGCTTATCTGCCCAGGCTTTTGCGTGCCTCATCACATCGTCAAAAATCGCGCCTTTTTTACTTGCTTGTGACATGCGCTTATATAAATCAAGTGCTTGCCATGCCCCCCCTGAGCCACTGAAGAGGAAAAACCTTGTTTAATAAGAATTTCCCTGACGTTCTTCTCAATAAATTCGAGGTGGTTCATTAGTCCTCCAGTGGATAAATCCGCTGAATTTTGGTTGCACGAATCCCTCGCCAAAAGGCGAATAATATTTTTGGGTTCGTTTCAGTAAATGCCCCATGAAGAGGCACTTAGTGAAACGGGCGACTGCAATCGCCGGTTAGTTTCTCCACTCAATTGAAAGCGCGTTCCGCTGGTTTTGGATTTAACGAACTGGCACTTAATGACAAGGGACAGAACGCGCTTTCAGTTGAGTAAAAAGGGCGGTACCAGGGACTTCAAAGGTTGGTACTGGTACCGCCAAGACTCCACACAGCTTTCTTACTTCCTTGAACTACGATGGCTACATGATTTTGGTGCAGCATGCAGGATTTGAACCTGCGACCCACGGCTTAGAAGGCCGTTGCTCTATCCAACTGAGCTAATGCCACAACTGGAAGCGCACTCCACCTGTTTCACACCTGTCACCCATAACTGGTAAGTAAAGGAGTGCGCTTTCATGTTGTGTTCGTGGGGTCTACTTCCCTCCTGTCACGGTTCTTTCCCCGCGTCATCATGTGTTCATTCGGTACATGAAACCCATTTGCCGGGATTCCACCGACTTCCATCTGTTTTTAAAGCCACTCAGATATCGTCTGGGCTTCGCCGTCTACTTCCGGCTGTCACTGCCGTCGAGAGTGCTGGCATCTCACTGACCTGATAACTCCCAGGATCAACTGGAGTGGTTGTTATCGCGACCAAAGCGCCACTGTCCAGGACATTTAAAAGGACCGTCTCCAAGTGGTAACTCTTCCAGTCCCGGTAAGAACCCCGCGAGATGCTTACCGGGACCGCCTTATGCTCCCTAAAAAGATAGCTGCCACAAAGTGTGGGAAGTGGCAGCCATTACAGGATACCGAGGCTTCACCAGATGAATGAACAACAAATCACCCGACATAATTAATGTAGGATAACTTACCTTTTGTTGTCAATATTAAAAGTAGGAAAACTTACATAGAAGTGTAAAAATAAGCCGACATAGAAGTCGGCTTGGTTGAGTTAGAGGTCTGTAATAACTTGTCGAACTACACCAACGATTTTGCAGTTACCATTAACTTCAAGCACTCGATAGTTTGGATTCAAAGGTACGAGATACTTGATAGGACCATCGATAACAAATTTCTTCAAAGTGGCTTCAGTTGAACCCATTATTTGAGCAACAACTATCTTACCGTTAACTTCGTACGTGCTTCCGTAATCTGGGTCTACTACAACCAATGAGCCTTCAGGGATGCTAGGGGCTCCATTAGGATTAGTCATTGAGTCGCCACGAACTTTCAGAGCAAATCCCTCATCACAAAGATTTGCCGTCGTGTATACCCATTCATTAACGTCATCAGCTGTAACGGATTGTCCACTTTCAGTCCACTCACCAGCCTGTACCCACGAAAGCACGGGGATTTTTTTAATTCCGAAAATTTCAGTTGGTTTAAAACCAGATACTTCAGCTTCTGGATCACCGTTACCTGAAATTAGCCAATGAGGATTACATTTAAGAACAGCAGCTAACGCCTGGAGATTTGATCCACCAGGTTCATAGTCTCCGGATTCCCATCCGGTAACAGTTACTCTATTCACACCGACCAGCTTAGCCAGTACAGCCTGAGTGAGCTTCAGTTCTTTGCGTCTAGCGCGAATGCGTTCGTTCATCTTCATGTAGGCAATCCTACCATTTTATGATGTAGGAATCCTTGACCACATAATGTAAGATATCCTACTATCAAGTTGTTCCTTATCCTTACATTTGAGGTAAAAATGAAAAAAGATGATGTGATCTCTTACTTTGGAAGCGTCGGAAATGTCGCAAAGGCTCTTGGCATTTCACATGCGTCGGTTTCCGGTTGGGGAGACGTTATTCCTAAAGGCCGCGCCTTTGAAATTCAGGCATTGACTGATGAGGAATTGAAGGTGAACCCCGCGCTTTACATAAAGCCTACCCATTCTATGGCTAAAGCATAACTACCAAAGGAAAAACAAGATGGTAGAGCAAACACTGAAAGAAGTAGTGAAAGCGATGTGTAAGGCGTACCCCGGAGGCCGTCAGGCTATGGCTGGTGCGTTGGGCATGTCAGAAACCCAGTTCAACAACAACCTGTACGAGAAAAACGGATGTCGTTTCTTTGAAGTCACCGAGTTGGAAGCGATGGAAGACATTTCCAACACGTCATTCGTTGCCGACTACTTTGCTAAGCGTCGCGGTGCGCTGCTGGTGGATGTACCAAGCCTGGAAGATCTGGACCGTGTTGACTTGTTCAGTCGAGCAATGCGCACAGCAGCTGCAAGAGGGCAGGTTGATCAGATTATCCAGAAGGCGCTTGAGGATGGAGTGATTGAAAAGCATGAAGCCGAAGAGATTCAGGAACATCACCGCCGCCATCTGGCGGCACGTGAAGAAGAAATCCGCGCGATTGTGGCCTTATTCAGCCGCCGTCAAAAGAAGTGACGCCAGCGAGTGTGCAGCTCCTGGCGTCGTGGCGTGTCGTATTCAGTGGAGAAACTAACGCATGAACAGTGTAACAACACAGTACCGCAGGTCGCAACTAATTGCTCGACCTATGCCGGGTGGAAAAGGTCCGGCGCAGTTCGTGTATGGGGTAATGGTATCCGGATGCTTTGAGCCTGTCTGCTACCAGTTTGCCGATTGGGTTGTAGGTGATTTCAACGGCCAGGCGGGGAAGGTCGAATGCGAGCACTCAACAGACGGTTCAAAGACAACTACGGCGTCCCAGTCAGGGTTATCCGGTGGGAGCCAGAAACTCAACGGGTTATATACCTGCGCGACGGATACGAGCATGAGTGCTTCAGTCCTCTCGAACAGTTTCAGCGTAAATTCAGGGAAATAGAGGATCAGAATGAGCCTGTTAATGACATCCCGGCCAATAGTAATTAATCCTGATCTTGCATACAGCATTGGCCTGAACGAGGCGATTGCATTGCAGCAGATTAACTACTGGCTGAAAGAAACAACGTCTGGCATGGAGCGTGACGGTGTTCGCTGGATTTACAACACGACTGAACAGTGGCTGGAGCAGTTCCCGTTCTGGTCTGAGTCGACCCTGAAGCGTACCTTCACCCGCCTGAAGACACTCGGCGTGCTCAAAATTGAGCAACTGAACAAGTCTCAACGCGACATGACAAACTTCTACACGATCAACTATGAAAGCGAGCTTTTAGATGAAGTCAAAGTGACCGAATCGAAGAGGTCAAAATGCGCTGTTCCATCAGGTCAAAATGACACGATGGAAGAGGTCAAAGTGACACACTCCATCAGGTCAAAACGAACCGCTGTCATCAGGTCAAAATGCACTGATGATCCTACAGAGAATACAACAGAGAGTACTACAGAGATTACTGGTAAAGACTCTTGTCCGGTTGCGGGGCAACCAGACCGTGATGTGTTGATTACTGATCAGGCTAAACAGGTTTTGGTTCATCTGAACCAGGTCACGAACTCACGCTATCAGGTTTCAACCACGTCTCTGCAAAACATTCGTGCACGTATCGGCGAAGGGTTCACCGTTGAAGAGTTGTCGCTGGTGGTGGATTACTGCAACGCGAAGTGGGGTGATGACCTGAAGATGTCTGATTACCTGCGACCACAGACGCTTTTCCAGCCGTCCAAGTTCCCGGGATACCTCAAGTCTGCAAATAACTGGGACAAAGCTGGCAGACCAGCCAGGGTTAATGGCGAGTGGGCCCGCGAAGATGGCATTTTCAAACCCAGCTTCAAGAACACTGATTACAGCGCTATTCCACCAGGGTTCAGGGGGTAACGATGAGCATTCTGAAAACGGTCCAGATGTTTATTGCCATGAATCCCGGCGTAACGACCAGGGACATCATCGAAGGTCTGACCCAGTTCAGCCAGGACAGGCTCCAACTCGCCGTTTGCCGCCTTTATGGTTCTGGGATGGCAACGCGTAAACGCGACGGGCGACAATTCCGTTACTACGCTGAACCGCCAGAAGATTGCCACTTCGAAGTGTTTGAACCAACTCCTGAAGTCAGCTCCCTGATGGAAACGGCGAAAGGTCTGGAGTCGAAAGGCCTCTTTCATCGTGCCGCGACGATTTACATGGAGGCGTTCAGTGCATCATCCATTGAATCAGAGCGAGCAGCAATACTGGCAGAACGTCAGCGCTGCCTTGGCCTGGCGAAACCAGCGGTAATTGCCGAAGACGGATGCTATCTGGCTGGTCGATTTTCGGGAGGTCGTTAATGAGCTATTCACTGATTTACGCCGATCCGCCGTGGGAATACGGGAACACCATCAGCAATGGCGCAGCGGAAAACCATTACGGCACGATGAAACTCATCGACATAAAACGCCTTCCTGTCTGGGAGCTGGCTGCGGAAGATTCCGTTCTGGCCATGTGGTTCACTGGTACACATACGCGTGAAGCGATCGAACTTGCTGAGGCATGGGGTTTTAAGGTTCGGACCATGAAGGGATTCACATGGGTGAAGTTAAACTCACTGGCTGAGCAGCACATCAACAAAGCGCTTCAGGCTGGTGGAGTGGAGGATTTTTACGACTTCCTCGACCTGTTGAATGCTCAGACCCGAATGAACGGTGGTAACCATACCCGCGCCAATACCGAGGATCTACTGATCGCTACCAGAGGCAGAGGCCTTGAACGGCAGAACGCCAGCATAAAACAGGTTATCTACAGCCCGCTCGGCGAGCACAGCCAGAAGCCAGCAGAAGCGCGTTACCGCCTGGAGCAGTTATACGGCGATGTATCACGCATTGAGTTGTTCAGCCGCTGCGCTGCACCTGGCTGGCACCACTGGGGAAACCAGTCTGTTAAACCAGACCTGCACCTGATTCCGGGCAGCGTAATGCACTTCGACTGGGCGAAAGGAGAAGGAGAATGAACCAGGAAACCGAGAACGCTATTCAGGCTCAGGCCAAACGCTGCAGCGACGAGATTAGGAAAGCAATGAAAATGAAGCCCAAGCCTAACTGGAACGAGACAGTACCGCCGATCCTGAAGAAACATCACGAGAAGATAAGGCCGCTGGGGGTAACACTGCTGGAGTTCGTAGGAAAAATAGGGCGCATGAACGGGCGATTTGGAGTGGAATCATGATGAAACTGGTACTCCCATTTCCACCCAGCGTGAACACCTACTGGCGTGCTCCTAACAAGGGGCCGCTGGCTGGCCGCCATCTCATCAGTGCCAAAGGTAGGGCGTATCAGAGCGCAGCATGCGTTGCAATTGTTGAGCAACTTCGCATCCTCCCTAAGCCGTCATCATCACTGGCATCAGTAGAGATTGTTCTCTATCCACCTGATGAACGCCGCCGCGACATAGACAACTACAACAAAGCGCTGTTTGACGCGCTTACACATGCAGGCATCTGGGAGGACGACAGTCAGGTGCGACGTATGCTGGTGGAGTGGGGACCGAAAGTACCTGGTGGGCGAGTAGAAATATCAATCACTAAACATGTACCAATGGCGGGTGCAGCCGCCTGATAAGTGGAGACATAGCATGCAACAGATGAGTATAACCGTAATGTGTCCGACCCATCATGCAGCGACGGTAGGGCAGCAGATCACCATGTCCAGTCGTGAGATTGCGAAACTGGTTGATTCCCGGCACAGCAATGTCTGCGTAACGATAGAGCGCCTCATGAATTCCGGTGTGATTGGAGGGTATGCTGCATTGCAGTACACCCATCCCCAGAACGGGCAGACCTATCATCACTACGAAGTGAACAAACGAGACAGCTACGTAATCGTTGCTCAATTATCGCCTGAGTTTACCGCCAGACTTGTTGACCGCTGGCAGGAACTGGAGAGCAACGGTGGAATGATTGTTCCACGGTCACTTCCTGAGGCTCTGCGCCTTGCTGCCGATCTGGCAGAACAGAAACAGCGTCTGAGTGAAGAACTGGCAGTAGCAGCGCCGAAGGCTGATTTCGTTGATCGTTATGTGACAGCGACTGGTTCAATGACTTTCCGACAGGTAGCCAAGCTGCTTAACGCCAAAGAGCCGGAGTTTGCGATGTTCCTGATTGAGAACGGCATCATGTACCGGCTTAACCGTGTTCTCACGCCAAAGAGCAAGCATATCGAAGCAGGGCGCTTCGAGGTGAAGACGGGCACGACAAACCAGACAAATTACGCATTCAATCAGTCACGCTTCACCGCCAAGGGTGTTCGCTGGATTGGTGGCCTGTGGGCAGAGCATATTGCTAAGGGGCAGGTAGCGTGAGGGCATTACTGACACCTGAAGTGGCCCCTATGACCGGGGTTGTAATATTTCGCCCAGGCAGTGAACTGATGCATCTGTTCAGACGTGGGCGTGTTCTTATCGAGCCACAAACAGAGTCAATGGCTGAGTTACCGTCTGGCATGCTGCCGGATACTGCTCAGGAGCTTCAGAACGATCCGTTGATGCGTGATGTCTTCGAAAATCAGAAGGTCATACATCGTGCTGGTGGAATGAATTCACTGGATGCCTGGCTTGAAAGAAAACTGGAATGTCAGTACCCACACAGCGAGTGGCATGATCGCAACTACACCATCACCCGGCATGCGCCTGGCTCAATCCGCACGTGCTGGGGCTGTGACTTAAAAATTCGTGATCAGTTCACTGAAGGTCTGGCGGGTATAGCCCGTGAAAACCTGGTATCCTGGCTACTGAAGGTTGTAAACGGCCAATTAGGTTTCAGTGAGGACCACATTCTGACGCTGCCGGAGTTTTGCTGGTGGATGGTCAGGAACGACCTGGCTGACGAGATACCTGAAGCCGTAGCCCATAAAGCCCTTCGTCTGAAGGAAGAGACTAACCAGTCGGTAACACGTGAAAGCGATATTGTTCCGGCATTACCCGCCCAACAACTGGTACAGGAGAAAGCGAAAAAGATAGTGGCGATGAAGGTAGATCCGGAGACACCGGAATCCTTCATGCTTAAACCCAAGCGTCGCCGCTGGGTGAATGAGAAATACACGAGATGGGTTAAGGCCCAGCCGTGCGTCTGCTGTAACAAGCAAGCTGACGACCCACACCACCTGATTGGCCACGGGCAGGGTGGAATGGGTACAAAGGCACACGACCTGTTTGTGATTCCTCTGTGCAGAGAGCATCACGACGAGTTGCATGCTGATCCTGTGGCATTTGAAGCGAAGTATGGTGACCAGTTGATGCTTGTTTTTCGGGTTATAGATCGTGCGCTGGCAATCGGCGTACTGGCATGAATAGAGGAGATAACATGCGAGATATTCAGATGGCTTTAAAACGATGGGGCGGTTGGGCCGCTAGTGATAGTTCAGGAGTGAACTATTCTCCGGTAGCAGCAGGATTCAAGGGGCTGTTGCCCCAGACATGCAAAACCAGATTGTCTTGCAGTGATAACGATGGGTTAATTATTAATTGCGCAATGACCAGACTTAAGAAACATGATCCTCTTTTGTGTGTGATGCTTGAATGGTATTACGTCCATTGTATTCCCGTTCGTGTTATGGGGAAAAAGTTGGGAATTTCCCATACGCAAGTATTAAAGCGACTGCAGGCTGCTGAGGGTTTTATTGAAGGTTGCTTGGCGATGGTGGATGTAACTCTGGAGATGGATATAGAATGCCCGAGAAAAAAATACTGGCACATATAAAGCAAAAAGGGTTGTGGAATTCCAAAAAGCTATTTAGTCTGTTAAGTATTGTTATTTCGCACCGCAATTTGTAATAACATCTGCTTGAATTTGCAGTGTTTTCCAGATGATACTATGATTCCTAGCCCCTGCTTTCAAGCTGGGGCCAGCAGGATGCGGCAAACTAACAGATTAGATGAAAAGAAGTATAGTCACTATCAGCGTGCAGCATGAGCTCTTAAGACCTGTCAGCCAGTCGTTTAGATAGATTTTCGGATACATATGAAACTCTCCCTGTTTTTAAATTCTCTTTTATGACTCCAGAAGTCAGGGTGAGCTACAAGTCATGAGAGATACACGTTCGCTGCAGATGGGCCTCGTAGACCATTTATTCGACAAAACTCAACGCGCAATCCGGGAAGGAGTACTTCTGAGTCACGGAGATTTAGAGCTGAAATGTGAAGCTGAACATCTATGCGACCATCGGAGGGGGAGATTAGACCTTTACCGCTTTTGCAGTCAAAGGCTGTGACAATTCCTGTCATTTTACGAGACAAAAAAATTCCTTAAAGCTAATAACGAGTTGCACTATACACATGCCCGTAGATAATGCCAGAAATATTTTCCGGCCATTGTGAGCTCTGGATGGCTAAAATAAACATTGATTATTACATACGCCCATGCGTTAATGATTGCGTCGGTTTGAAGAACAGACAAAATACAAAGTAGTTTACTAAAGCAGTTCTCATTTCAGGTGTTGTATATTTATCCCTTCTTTGAGTCTCTCCACTAAGCGCTAAGTAGTTTCTGTAATAAAACCATGTTCGCCGGAAGGCCAAATTAAGGAATAAAAATGTCTAATAAAATGACTGGTTTAGTAAAATGGTTTAATGCTGATAAGGGATTCGGTTTTATCTCTCCTGCTGATGGTAGTAAAGATGTGTTTGTACATTTTTCTGCTATCCAGAGCGATAATTTCCGCACCTTGTTCGAAGGTCAAAAAGTTTCATTCTCCATTGAGAATGGTGCTAAGGGTCCGGTTGCTGGCAATGTAGCGATCACAGAGTAAAATCCTTTTTGTCTGTATGCGATAACGATGACGGCTAAAGCCTGAGTAGACATACTGACAGAAGTAAAGGATGTATTGTTGGATCAGTAGAGTTAAAATTTTACTGATCTGGCATTAAAGGCAACGGTGAGCATATTTCATCTCAATCTTGAATGAGAAAGTATACTGACCATTGTCGTTGAGCGTAGATTCACTGCACGAAAAGTCTAACGGTCAGAGACTGACTACTTGATTTACACGATAAAGTACGCAAGGGGATGGTTTTCCCAAATATCACAATAATTGCTATTCATTGAATATGAAAATAAAAAACCCGCAGCCAGCGGGTTTTTTATTATCTGTAACTTGAATAATCTTAAAATACAGATGTAGTGATTCTGTGCGAGAAACGGTATCTCAAACAGATTCAGGCTGCTTCTTTTTGATTCGTCTGGAATACTTTATTGCAATGAGGACAGATTAAAAGGGAACCTTTTTGTACTCTTGAAAAACTGTGTTCAGATTGCTGGGTACAGTTTGGGCAGGTGCATTTGACAAGATAGTTACGGCGTGATTTAGAGTCTTTACGTTCTGACATAGGCTTTTCCTTGATGGATGGACTTCAACTTTACCTTAATTTGCCCAGGAAATCTTAATTTTATGAAAAGATGGGGAGCTGATAAAAATATCGGTGACTGAATTGATATAGCCATTTGTAAGATAACGCACATAGATTGATTGTAATGAGTCACCGAGAAGATAGTAGTTTGCGGTGAATAGCACTAAGAAAAAGTCTCGTAAAGAACCTGAGTATGAGAATGCCCCTATCTGAGAAAACGGACAGTGACCTAATGGGACGTCTCACCCTTGTCCGTTGTGTTTTCTTGCACAAACAGCATATGAGTCTTCCTTTACAATATGATTTTTAGTTATTGGGGGGAGATATGAAGGAAGGGTATTACTGGATTCAGCATGTCGGTGTTGTACAGGTAGCGTACTACACGAATGACACTGTTGATGATCTGGAATCGGGTAAAACAATTACAGGTGTCTGGCATCTGACGAGAGGTGATGACATTTGCCATAACGGTGAAGCAGAGGTGTTAGAAGGTCCTCTCACCCCACCTATGTAAACAATCCTACTTACTTTGAGGCTGCCGCATGGCGGCCTTTTTCATTTCAGGCTCACGGGTATCACTCACTACGTGCTTTGTTGATAAATCCAGCCCGTGAAGCCTGACCCATTTTAATCAAACACAGCGCCATCCGAAAAATCGGAGGTGAGGCTATGACCAGAATGAGCACCATTTACAGCAGACTTTCATATGGAACAGGCACCACGCTGACCGGCTGCGGTGTATCAGCGAAGGCATATGCCGAAACAGCTAAAACAGCAAAAGAGGTGTCCTGGATGTTGGCCGACAGAATTGCAGGGTTAAGCCTGAGCGACTGGGCAATTATTGTCGGTATCGCATGCACTGTTATTACCTGTGCAGTGAACTGGTATTACAGGACAAAGGAAAGGGAGGACCGGCTTAATGGTAATGTCACCAAAGCTGAAGAATAAACTGAGCGCAGCGGTCGTTGGTTTGATTCTTGCCGGGGCTTCCGCCCCCGTGATTCTCGATCAGTTTCTGGATGAGAAAGAGGGTAACAGCCTGACAGCATATCGCGACGGTGGCGGAATCTGGACTATTTGCCGTGGTGCCACGATGGTTGATGGTAAGCCAGTAGTTCAGGACATGAGGCTTTCTGCTGAGAAATGTGCCCAGGTAAACACCATCGAACGCGACAAAGCGCTGGCGTGGGTTGAGCGAAATATCAAAATTCCGCTGAGTGAGCCGCAGAAAGCGGGTATCGCATCTTTTTGCCCTTATAACATCGGTCCCGCAAAATGCTTCCCATCTACGTTTTACAAGCGCATAAATGCTGGTGACCGTAGAGGTGCCTGTGAAGCGATCCGCTGGTGGATTAAAGACGGCGGCCGCGATTGTCGCCTGACCAAAGGCCAGAAAAATGGCTGCTATGGTCAGGTAGAACGGCGCGACCAGGAAAGCGCGCTGACGTGCTGGGGGATAGACTAGTGAGTCTGCGCTATCAGTTCATTGTTATTTCGCTGCTGGTGGCCGTCGCATTCATCGCAGGTAGTGTATGGAGCAGCCGCGGTTGGGAAAAGAAGTGGGCCGAGCGTGACAGCATGGAATCATCGCAAACAGCGAATGCACAGACCGCAGCCCGCATGATTGAACAAGGGCGCATAATTGCCCGTGATGAGGCTGAAAAAGATGCACAAGCACAAGCCGCTAAATCTGCTGCCACTGCTGCTGGCCTGTCTGCCACTGTTAGCCAGTTGCGCACCGAAGCAACAAAGCTTGCCACCCGCCTGGACGCCGCAAAGCACACCGCAAATCTTGCCGTTGCCGTCAGAAGCAAAACAGCCGGAGCCGACGCCTCTGTGCTTGCCGACATGCTCGGAAGCCTTGCAGAAGAAGCTCGATACTATGCTGAGCGCGCTGATGAAAACTACCGGGCAGGAATGACATGTGAGCGGATTTATGAGTCCGTAAAAATACAAACAATGAACCGTAGAGAAAAATAATAGATCTATAAATTAAGAAGTTGACGGTTTTCGTGGATAACTTTGTAAATTTTTACTATGAGGGAAATACGACTCTTCCTTGAGTCAAAATCCCTGACAACTTAGGGTGATAGATAAAGGTCTTACGCAGCATGACATAACTTTCGATTTAAGCTATTTAAATTAATTTTTATGGTCAAACCCGCTGAGATTTACTTACAAAACTAAACCTTGCTATGTCTGGTTAATCATGCGTTAATGAATGTCTGGTTTGTAACGAATTTATCTGAAGCAGTCGCTGTAATAATTTTATTCCTTGTTCCTGTTGAGATTTCCTTGTTAGCTTTTCTCTCTGATAATTTTTTTTCGGACCATTCTGCCCAAGGGCTTACTCAATAAAGGTAATGTTTATGTCTAATAAAATGACTGGTTTAGTTAAATGGTTTAATCCTGAAAAAGGTTTTGGTTTTATCACTCCAAAAGATGGTAGTAAAGATGTGTTTGTTCACTTCTCTGCTATCCAGAGTCATGATTTCAAGACGCTGAATGAGAATCAGGAAGTTGAATTTAGTGTTGAACAGGGACCTAAAGGCCCCACGGCAGTTAATGTCGTGGCTGTATAAGGTAACTGTTATTAATAATAATATTCACTTCAGATGCCCGTGTTGCCACGGATCTCAGTACCGAACGTCAAATTTTGATGTTACTGAAAAAAATCCTTTCGGAGCAAAATGTATTTTTTGCAAATCAACAATGATTACATTTGATAATATTGCACTGTACATTCGTTCTGGTCAGACTTCGTTAGATTTCAGAAAATAAATTTCAGGCTCCTTATGGAGCCTTTTTTGTATGCTTAACAGCTCATTTATGTAAGAGCCATCACGGTATAATTATGAAAAAAGTAATTGTTTTTTTTAACTCGGAACCGGCAGTAGTTGTATCTGTAATGAAGGGTATTACGACGATAATGCGTGAGTATCCCAATGGAGAAAAAGCTCATCTATCCGTGATGTCTGCGGGATTTCCATCTCTTACTGGAGACCATAAAATAGTTTATGTGGCTTCTGATCGTGATGTGACTTCCGAAGAGATTCTCGAGGCTGCATCGAAGCTTTTGAAATGAGACCTGGTTGTTTCGTGATCGACCCAGATTTTAGTTCAGTGGTTTGTGGGTTTGCGAGCTCTATTGCATAAAAATTATACTGCAACCTCTTGATAATTGAGTATTTCCATTCTATCTTTTAAACATGTCAGCGCTTATAAAATTGCTCCAGGGCAATGTACCATGCCTGGCGTTGATACGTTAGAGATCAAGAGAGGTAAACAATGAACATCGAAGAATTAAAAAGAAAAACTGAAACAGATATTTCTGAATTTATCACCAAAAAAATTATGGAACTCAAAAAAAAGACAGGAAAAGAAGTTTCCGACATCCAGTTTACTGCTCGTGAAAAAATGACTGGGCTTGAAAGCTATGATATTAAAATTACTTTAATCTAATTGTTAAAAGACTCAATTTGAGTGAAAAAGCATTATCTTAAAAGGTAATGCTTTTTTATTTCTGTCATAAAACTTTGAACGTTGTCAAAGCCTTCACTTCTAATTATAGATTTTCTGGTTACCTTTTAACGTGTCCTCCCGGCGGGGCGGCAGCGGCGCGGGATTTGGAGCATTTTTGATTTTTCACGCAACCATGTCAGCATTTGATGCTTATGACGGTAACACTATCCCCGAATACACTGGGTTGGTTGTATTCTCTGATCCAGAAGAACACAGTGTGCTTCAACTTGACTGAGCATGCATTACAGCAGGCATTCACTGAGCGCTTGCTGTAATGTTAAACATTAAAATTTGTATTTATTTCTTATCGTTACAATCAGGGATCATCCTCAAAAGAGTGTTATCTTTCTGGACGTAGTGATGAAATAACGCTGCACCAGCATGCGCTGCGATTAAAAAATATCCGATGTTTGCCAGTGTTTCGTGAATATCTTTGATAAGTGATTTTGTTTCCTCGTCAGGAGTAACGAACGATACAACGTTAAAACCTAAGAAACTCCAGTCCTTTCCACCGTAAGCCATAATTGCAATACCTAATAATGGTAGAGCCAAAAAAGAAATGTACAGCAGGATATGCATTATTTTAGCCGCCATCATCTGCCAGGCTGGTGAGGGGGGAATGATGGCTGGGTCATGATACTTATGTTTAATAATTAATCGTATTATCATTAAAAACCAGACAAACACCCCAACATTGTAATGTGTTTCTTTCATGAGAAGGTAGGTGTTGCTGCCTTTGGGAAACCATCCGCGCAGCTCCATAGCCGCATAGGTTATCGCTATTAACATAAGAGTTAGCCAGTGTAAGCGAATCTGAATTTTTGAGAATCTGATCATTATTCTTGCCTCAAACAGTGTGTTACATCGAAAATAAAGCATGAAACTTAACAAATCCTTATTTTCGTTGAGAGATTAAGAATCTGTTATTCCATTGACCGTATGTGAATGTTTTGATAATCATTCTCATTTTTTTGGGTCCTTTCTGGTAATCCTGATTGTTACGGGGCGGCGACCTCGCAGATTCTCGCTATTTATGAAAATTTTCTGGCATTTGCCGTTTCCGTTCTTCTTCTCGCTAATTCATTGTTTTAACTGCAAACATCCCTGAAAAGAAAGGAAACGATAAGCCTTAAAAACGGCTAAATAACCAGAGGTCGTTTCCTTTCTCTGTTTTCGTGCATGGAGTGAGCTATGGAGGTCAACAAAAAGCGTCTTTCTGAAATATTTGGGGTCAGCGTGCGAACCATTCAGAACTGGCAGGATCAGGGAATGCCTGTAGCACGTGGTGGCGGAAAAGGTAATGAGGTTCTCTATGAATCTTCCGCTGCTATTGAATGGTATTCCGCACGCGACGCGGCGATTGAGAATGAGAAATTACGGAAGGAGGTGGAAGACCTTCGTCTTGCCTCGGAATCCGACCTCCAGCCAGGTACGATTGACTATGAGCGTCACCGCCTTACCCGGGCGCAGGCAGACGCCCAGGAACTAAAAAATGCAAAAGATTCCGCTGAGGTGGTGGAAACCGCATTCTGCACGTTCGTGCTGTCGCGGATGGCCGGAGAAGTAGCCAGCATTCTTGATGGAGTTCCTCTGTCGGTTCAGCGGCGCTTCCCGGAGCTGGAAAACCGACATATTGATTTCCTCAAGAAGGACATCATTAAGGCCATGAACAAAGCAGCTGCGCTGGATGAAATAATACCGGGGTTGCTGAGTGAATATATCGAACAGTCAGGTTAAGGGGCTGCAGCACTCTGCGCGCGCAGGGCTACTTTCGCTGTACCGACCTGAGCCGCAAACGGCGGTTGAATGGGCAGACGATAATTACTATCTCCCCAAAGAGTCGGCCTATCAGGAAGGGCGCTGGGAAACGTTGCCGTTTCAGCGCGCGATCATGAATGCGATGGGTAACGATTACATACGAGAGGTCAACGTTGTTAAGTCTGCCCGTGTTGGCTATTCAAAAATGTTGCTGGGTGTTTATGCGTATTTTATTCAGCACAAGCAGCGAAATTCTCTTATCTGGCTGCCCACTGATGGTGACGCCGAAAACTTCATGAAGTCGCATGTTGAGCCGACGATTCGCGATATTCCGTCACTTCTGGCGCTGGCCCCCTGGTATGGCAAAAAGCACCGGGACAATACGCTCAGTATGAAACGCTTCTCCAACGGTCGCGGGTTCTGGTGTCTGGGTGGTAAGGCGGCGAAAAACTATCGTGAAAAGTCAGTGGATGTTGCCGGCTATGACGAACTCGCTGCTTTTGATGAGGATATTGAGAAAGAGGGTTCCCCGACGTTCCTGGGTGATAAACGTATTGAGGGGTCTGTCTGGCCCAAATCTATTCGCGGCTCAACGCCAAAAACAAAGGGGACCTGCCAGATTGAGCGTGCTGCCAGCGAGTCCGGGCATTTCATGCGTTTTCATGTTGCCTGTCCGCACTGTGGTGAAGAGCAGTACCTTAAGTTCGGCGACAAAGAGACCCCGTTCGGGTTCAAATGGACACCGGGCGAACCCTCCAGCGTCTTTTACCTGTGTGAACATAATGCCTGCGTCATTAAGCAGCAGGAGCTGGATTTCACTGAAGCTCGTTACATCTGCGACACCACCGGGATCTGGACGCGCGACGGTTTATCCTGGTTTTCATCAACAGGCACCGAAATCGACCCGCCAGACAGCGTGACGTTTCACATCTGGACGGCATACAGCCCGTTTACCACCTGGGTGCAGATAGTCAAAGACTGGCTAAAAACGAAAGGGGATACCGGAAAGCGTAAAACCTTCGTGAACACCACTCTGGGCGAAACATGGGAGCCTAAAATTGGTGAACGGCCTGACGCGGAGCTCATGGCCGAACGCAAAGAGCTCTTCGGGGCATCCGTACCGGAGCGTGTTGCTTATCTGACTGCCGGGATCGACTCCCAGCTGGATCGTTATGAAATGCGCGTCTGGGGATGGGGACCCGGTGAGGAAAGCTGGCTGATTGACCGGCAGATCATTATGGGCCGTCATGATGATGAAACGACTCTCGTCAGGGTGGACGAGGCGATTAACAAAACCTACCCCCGAAAGAATGGCGTGGAAATGTCGGTATCCCGTATCTGCTGGGATATCGGCGGTATTGACCCCACCATTGTCTACAATCGCTCAAAAAAGCATGGCCTGTTTCGTGTGATCCCGATTAAAGGGGCTTCCGTTTACGGTAAACCCGTCGCGAATATGCCGCGTAAACGCAATAAGAACGGCGTTTATCTGACGGAAGTGGGGACTGATACCGCAAAGGAGCAGATTTATAACCGCTTCACACTTCAGCCGGAAGGGAGTGATCCTCTTGCCGGTGCCGTGCATTTCCCCAATAACCCCGAAATTTACGATCTGGCTGAGGCACAGCAGCTTACTGCTGAGGAGCAGGTTGAAAAATGGGTGGACGGGCGTAAGAAAATCGTCTGGGACAGCAAAAAGCGACGAAATGAGGCGCTGGACTGCTTCGTGTACGCGCTGGCTGCCCTGCGGATCAGTATTTCGCGATGGCAACTGAATCTTGATTCACTGCTCGCGGGCCTGCTGGAGGAAGAGGGGAACCGGACCAATAACAAAACCCTGGCTGATTATGCCAGGGCATTATCTGGAGATGAATAATGGCGACACAGACTGATCTGGATGCCGCCCGCGCTGCGTTGCACGATCTCATGATGGGAAAGCGGGTGGCAACGGTGCAAAAAGACGGCCGGCGGGTTGAGTTTACCGCGACCTCCGTCAGTGACCTGAAAAAATACATTGCCGAACTTGAGTCACAGGTTGGCACCACTCCACGACGCCGGGGACCGGCAGGATTTTACGCATGAAAACACCTGCTTTGTTAGGACCGGACGGTAAAACCGCTCTGCGGGATTATGCCGGATATCATGGCGGTGCTGGTGGCTTTGGCGGTCAGCTCCGCGCCTGGAATCCACCGAGTGAAAGCGCAGATGCTGCGTTATTGCCTAATTTTTCCCGTGGTAACGCGCGCGCTGACGATCTGGTCCGCAATAACGGCTATGCGGCAAACGCGGTACAGCTCCATCAGGACCACATTGTCGGGTCGTTTTTCCGGCTCAGTTATCGGCCCAGCTGGCGTTTTCTTGGCATTGGAGAGGAAGAGGCCCGGGCGTTCTCCCGTGAAGTTGAGGCGGCCTGGAAAGAATTTGCGGAGGATGATTGCTGCTGCATTGATGCGGAACGTAAGCGTACATTCACCATGATGATCCGTGAAGGTGTATCCATGCATGCGTTTAACGGTGAGTTATGTGCACAGGCCACCTGGGACAGTGATTCCACGCGTCTTTTCCGCACACAGTTCAAAATGGTGAGCCCGAAACGCATCAGCAACCCTAATAACGCCGGAGACACGCGAAACTGTCGGGCAGGTGTCAGAACAAATGACAGTGGCGCCGCGCTGGGATATTACGTCAGCGAAGATGGCTATCCGGGGTGGATGGCGCAGAAGTGGACCTACATTCCGCGTGAGCTGCCCGGCGGGCGGCCTTCCTTTATCCACGTATTTGAACCCCTGGAAGATGGGCAGACACGCGGTGCTAACGTGTTTTACAGCGTCATGGAGCAAATGAAAATGCTCGATACACTGCAGAATACGCAGCTCCAGAGCGCGATTGTCAAGGCGATGTATGCCGCTACGATTGAAAGTGAGCTGGATACGCAAAACGCGATGGACTTTATTCTCGGCTCAGACAGTAAAGAGCAGCAAAGCAAGATGACTGGCTGGCTGGGGGAGATGGCCTCGTACTATACCGCGGCGCCGGTTCGTCTCGGCGGCGCGAAGGTGCCGCATCTGATGCCGGGTGACTCCCTGAATCTTCAGTCAGCGCAGGATACTGATAACGGTTATTCGACGTTTGAACAGTCTCTGCTGCGCTACATTGCTGCAGGGCTGGGTGTGTCGTATGAGCAACTCTCTCGCAACTATTCGCAGATGAGTTATTCCACCGCCCGCGCCAGTGCTAACGAGTCCTGGGCGTACTTTATGGGGCGCCGCAAATTTGTTGCCTCCCGCCAGGCCTGTCAGATGTTTTTATGCTGGCTGGAAGAGGCCATTGTTCGCCGGGTGGTGACACTACCGTCTAAAGCCCGATTCAGTTTTCAGGAGGCGAGAAGCGCCTGGGGAAATGCAGACTGGATCGGTTCCGGGAGAATGGCCATTGACGGTCTGAAGGAGGTGCAGGAGGCTGTCATGCTCATTGAGGCGGGGCTGAGCACCTATGAGAAGGAATGCGCCAAACGCGGGGAAGATTATCAGGAAATCTTTGCCCAGCAGGTTCGCGAAACGATGGAGCGCCGCGCAGCGGGACTTAAACCGCCAGCGTGGGCGGCTTCGGCCTTTGAGTCTGGACTGAAAAAATCGAATGAGGAGGGTGCCGATGACGCCAGAGCTGCGTAATCTCCCGCACATTGCCAGTATGGCCTTCAATGAGCCGCTTTTACTTGAACCCGCCTATGCGCGGGTTTTCTTTTGCGCGCTCGCTGGTCAGTTAGGTATCACCCGTCTGACCGACACCGTGTCGGGCGTTACGCTTGGCGCAGAGCAGATGGCTGAACCGCTGGCACTCTTTGGTGATGATGAGGAAATGGGGCCAAAGCCGGCGCGAAGCTACCAGGTCACTGATGGTATCGCGGTGCTGCCTGTTTCCGGGACGCTGGTCAGTAAAACCCGCTCACTCCAGCCGTACTCGGGGATGACGGGGTACAACGGCATCATCGCCCGCCTCCAGCAGGCAATCAGCGATCCGGGTGTAGACGGCATTCTTCTGGATATGGATACGCCAGGTGGAATGGTGGCGGGTGCCTTTGACTGTGCGGACATCATCGCCCGCATGCGGGATATCAAACCCATCTGGGCGTTAGCCAACGATATGAACTGCAGCGCTGGCCAGCTGATTGCCAGTGCGGCATCACGTCGGCTTGTGACCCAGACGGCCAGAACGGGATCCATCGGGGTCATGATGGCCCACAGCAATTACGGCGTCGCCCTTAAAACCAGCGGTGTTGAGGTCACGTTGATTTACAGCGGCGATCACAAGGTGGATGGGAACCCCTACGAGAAATTACCCAAAGAGGTACGTGCAGATTTTCAGGCGCGTATTGACGCTACCCGGCAGATGTTCGCTGAAAAGGTGGCGGGTTATACCGGCATGTCGGTTCAGGCCGTTCTTGATACTGAAGCGGCTGTGTTTTCAGGCCAGGAATCAGTAGACAACGGCCTGGCGGAGCAGCTGGTCAACAACATGGATGCGCTGAACGTTATGCGCGATGCAATTAATAAACGAACGATGATTTCCCGAGGAGGAAGCATGAAAGGTACTACTGCATCCGCAGATACCACTCAACCAGCAGCATCTGCTGACCAGACCGTGACCACCGTTGACGCGCCTGCTGTGGTCGTTACTGACCCTGCCGCGGGCGCAACTGTTGATATCAGCAGCCAGGTGGCAGCGGCGGTCGCAGCCGAAAACGGTCGCATTATGGGGATCCTGAACTGTGAAGAAGCGAAAGGGCGTGAATCACAGGCGCGTGCGCTGGCAGAAACGCCGGGAATGACCGTGGAAAGTGCTCAGCGCATTCTTGCCGCAGCACCTCAGAGTGCTCTGGCGCGCACGGATACCGCGCTGGATCGTCTGATGGAAACCGCACCCGGCACCGTAACGGCAGGTGACGCTTCTGCTGAGGCGGGTGACGATTTGTTAAATACGCCTGTTTAAGAGGTCAACATGTCTAACACTGAACAATTTACTCACAATCAGCCCCTCGGGAACAGTGATCCGGCGCATACCGGTTATGCACCCGGTGAACTGACGAAAGCAGTACCGGCGATGACGCCTCTGATGCTGGATGCCACTTCCGGCAAGCTGACCGTCTGGGATGGCCAGCATGCTGGGGCTGCCTGTGGCATTCTGGCTGTTTCCGCGGACCAGAGCAACACAGAGCTGGCATTCTATAAGTCCGGCTCTTTCCGTATTGAAAATGTGCTCTGGCCGGATGCGGTGACGGATGAACACATCAAGCGCAACGCGTTCACGGGTACAGCCATCAGCATCGTCTGACATCCTACTTAACAGTCACCATCATCCACAGAAGCCGCCATCGCGGCTTTTTTTACGGGAAAAATCTATGTCAATTTACACAACTGCCCAACTACTGGCGGTCAATGAGAAGAAATTCAAATTCGATCCGCTTTTCCTGCGTATCTTCTTCCGTGAAAGCTACCCCTTCAGCACCGAGAAGGTGTATCTGTCGCAAATCCCGGGCATGGTCAACATGGCGCTGTACGTCTCGCCGGTTATTTCCGGCAAGGTTATCCGCTCCCGTGGTGGCGCAACGTCAGAGTTTACGCCGGGTTACGTCAAGCCCAAGCACGAGGTAAACCCGCAGATGACGCTGCGCCGCCTGCCGGATGAAGACCCGCAAAATCTGGCTGACCCGGCCTACCGCCGCCGTCGCATTATCCTGCAGAACATGAAGGATGAAGAACTGGCGATTGCCCAGGTGGAAGAGAAACAGGCTGTGGCTGCTGTTCTCAACGGTAAATACACCATGACCGGCGAAGCGTTTGAACCGGTTGAGGTGGATATGGGACGTAGTGCCGGAAACAACATCATCCAGGCAGGTGCTGCGGCATGGAGCACCCGCGACAAAGAAACCTATGACCCCACTGACGATATTGAAACCTATGCGCTGAACGCCAGCGGCGTGGTCAATATTATCGTCTTTGATCCGAAGGGCTGGGCGTTGTTCCGTTCATTCAAAGCGGTAAAAGAGAAGCTCGACACCCGTCGCGGTTCTAACTCTGAACTGGAAACGGCGCTGAGAGATCTGGGTGAAGCAGTCTCCTATAAGGGAATGTATGGCGATGTGGCCATTGTCGTTTACTCCGGGCAATACATTGAAGACGACACCAAAAAGAACTACCTGCCGGATTTGAGCATGGTGCTGGGTAATACCCAGGCGCGCGGTTTGCGCACCTACGGCTGCATTCAGGATGTTGATGCCCAGCGTGAAGGCATTAACGCTTCCACGCGTTATCCGAAAAACTGGGTACAGACAGGCGATCCGGCGCGTGAGTTCACCATGATTCAGTCTGCACCGCTGATGCTGCTGGCTGACCCGGATGCGTTCGTGTCTGTCAAACTCGCCTGATATTCATCTGTGGCCCTGCGGGGCCCTGTTCCGGAGTTGTTCTTATGACTGAAAAAGAAAAGTTGATTGCGCGGCTTAATGAGCTTGGCGTGCAGCTTGATCGGGAAGTGAATACCAGTGGCACCATTCAGGAGCTCTCTATGCGCATTGCAGAGCTGGAGGAAGAACTGAATGACGGCACGGATACCGATAGTGTTGAAAATGGTGGCGTGAGTGATGGTAGTGCATCCACCGGCGCCGTAGAACCCGTGCCGCCTGTGGATACTGTGTTAAGTGGCAGAACAGATGACGCGCTGATGGCCGTCGAAGCGCTAGCCACGCTGCACATTGAGGCGCTGCACGCGACCCGCGATGAACGGGTATCTATTGTCGAGGCGGGGACCGTGATCCGCGTGAAAGAAGCGGATGCGGGCAGCCTGGTTGCACTCGGACTGGTCCGCGAGCACTAACAGGGGGCTGTGTGGCTGATTTCGATAACCTTTTTGATGCTGCAATAACACAGGCCGATGACACTATTCGGCAGGTTATGGGGACTTCTGCAACGGTAACGTCCGGCGCGATTTCTGGCGTCACGTTGAGTGGTGTTTTCGATGATCCGGAAAACATCGGTTACGCCACACCCGGCATCCGTGTCGAGGGGACCAGCCCGTCGCTGTTTGTTAAATCAGCAATGATTGGGCAACTGGCGCGGCTGGACACGCTGGATATTAACGGAAAGCCTTTCTGGGTTGATCGTATTGGTCCTGATGACTGTGGATCCTGCCATGTCTGGCTCGGTACGGGTTCTCCCCCCGCAGCGACCCGGCGCCGGTAAGGGGAAACTATGTCTTTAAAAGGGCTTGAACAGGCTATAGCAAACCTGAACAGCATCAGCAATACGGCGGTTCCGCGGGCCTCGGCGCAGGCTGTTAACCGTGTCGCCACCCGGGCAGTCAGCCGAAGCGTTGCCGTTGTCTCGAAAGATACGCGGGTGCCACGCAAGCTGGTAAAACAACGCGCGAGGATAAAACGCGCCACGGCGAAAAAGCCGATGGCAATGATTCGCGTGAACCGGGGCAACCTGCCCGCGATAAAGCTGGGTACCGCCAGCGTACGGTTATCCCGCAGAAAACGGGATAAAAAAGGGGCCAATAGTGTGTTGCGTATTGGCCCTTTTCGTTTCCCCGGGGCCTTTATTCAACAACTGGAAAATGGCCGCTGGCATGTGATGCGAAGGACATCCAGACCACGCTATCCGATCGAAGTGGTCAGCATTCCACTGGCAGCGCCACTGACGACCGCATTTAAAGATGAGCTGCCGAAGCTCATGGAATCGGATATGCCTAAAGAACTTCGGGCATCCCTTAAAAACCAACTCAGGTTGATTCTGAAACGATGAAACACACTGATATTAGAAAGGCCATTATTGATGCGCTGGAGAGCCATATTGGTAAAGGCGCGCTCTATTTTGATGGACGTCCAGCGGTACTGGAGGAGGGGGATTTTCCGGCGGTCGCTGTCTTCCTGACGGATGCCGGGTATACCGGCGAAGAACTGGATGCAGATATCTGGCAGGCCACGCTGCATATCGAAATCTTTTTACCAGCGCAGGTACCCGATTCCGAGCTCGATGACTGGATGGAGTCACGTATTTATCCGGTGCTTGGCAATGTGCCAGGACTTTCCCTGCTGATCAATAACATGGTGCAGCAGGGGTATGACTACCAGCGCGATGATGATCTTGGACTGTGGAGTTCGGCTGATTTGAAATATTCCATTACCTACGAAATGTGAGGATGTAATGACTACACCAAACCCACTGGCGCCGGTAAAGGGTGCCACTACTACGCTCTGGATTTATTCCGGATCGGGCAACCCGTTCGCCAACCCGGTATCAGATGTTGACTGGACGCGCCTGGCAAAGATTAAAGATCTGCAGCCCGGTGAACTGACTGCCGAATCAAACGATGATACCTATCTGGATGACGATGATGCCGACTGGACTGCTACCGCACAGGGGCAGAAATCGGCGGGTGAGGCCAGCTTTACGCTGGCCTGGAAACCTGCTGAGAGCGGGCAGCAGGATCTGGTTCGCTGGTTTGATGATGGTACCGTGCTGGCGTACAAAATCAAATACCCGAATGGCGCCATCGATGTGTTCCGTGGCTGGGTAAGCAGCCTGGGCAAAACGGTGACGGCAAAAGACACCATTACCCGTTCTGTCAAAATCAGCAATAACGGTAAGCCAGGCCTTGCTGAAGACACTGCTGCTGCAGTGATCGACGTAACCGGCGTCAGCCTGGATAAAGCGACCACCACCGTTGCGGTTGCTGCCACCACCACGCTGAATGTCACCGTGGCGCCAGCCAGTGCGAGCGATCAATCTTTCCGGGCCACCACCACTGATGCAGGTAAAGCCACGGTTGCTGTCGCCGGTACGGTGCTGACGGTCACCGGCATTGCCGCCGGAACTGCCGACATTATCGTGATGACCAATGACGGGCTGTTTGTCGCGACCTGTAAAGTCACCGTTTCCTGACCTCCGGGGCTGTGGCCCCGCTTTCTGGAGTAACCCATGTTTTTAAAAAGTGAACCGTTCGAACGTAACGGTAATACAGTCACGCTCTACGAACTGTCGGCACTGCAGCGTATTGAGCATCTTGAACACCTGAAGTCGCTGGAAAGTATCACTGATGCCGACATGCAGGCGGCGATGGATATGACGATTAAATCCGGCGCACTGCTGGTGGCCATGTCGTTATGGCATGGACACGCTCTGAAAGGGACGCACAAAACGCCGAAAGAAGATGTTGAGCAGATCCAGAATGAAGTGCTGATGACCTGGCCGCTGGAGATTGTTTCCGCAGCAGAGTACAGCGTGAAGGTGCTGTCCGGCATGGTGCCGCTGCAGGAAGCGAATGAACCAGAGGATGTGGCTGTGACTGAGCCGGTCAGTCTGGAAAAGTCCTCGCCAGTGAGCTGACATTCGTCCTGAAACTGGCGCGTGAATTTCGCCGCCCGGACTGGCGCGCCATGCTTGCTGGTATGTCGTCAACGGAATACGCCGACTGGCGAACGTTCTACCAGGACAATTTTTTTAATGATGCGCAACTGGATGCACATTTTTCCTCGCTGATGCATATCGTCATTACCGCGCTTGACCACAAAACCACATCAACCCCTGCCAGCTTCAGCCTGCTTTCACCTTCTGCGGAGGATATTGCCGATGATGAACCCGGTGACGCAGTGCTGATGGCAAAGGCCGAGGGCATTTCAGGAGGCGTTCGCTATGGCCCAGACGGCAGTGGGTGACCTGGTCGTTAACCTTGACGTTAATTCGTCAAAGTTCAACGAGCAGATGGAGTATGTAAAACGGCAGTTTAAGCAGACGGGTGACGCAGCGAATGACTCAGCGCTGAAGGTCCAGCAGTCATTTACCCGTCAGGAGAGCGCCGCGAAGAAGGCAGGTATTTCTGTAGGCCAGTACAACGCGGCGATGCGTATGCTGCCTGCGCAGTTTACGGATATCGCCACTCAACTGGCCGGTGGGCAGAGCCCATGGCTCATCCTGCTGCAGCAGGGCGGGCAGGTGAAAGACTCCTTCGGCGGTATTATGCCGACCTTCAGGGCGCTGCTGGGCACCATATCTCCGGTGATGGTGGGGGTTGGCGCGCTGGCAGCCGCTACCGGCGCGATGGTTTACGCCTGGTATCAGGGCTCGTCCACGCTGTCTGATTTCAATAAAACGCTGGTTCTGTCCGGTAACACTGCCGGGCTGACCTCAAACCGCATGCTGGTGCTGGCGAAATCTGGCGAGCAGGCGGGACTCACGTTTAACCAGACCAGCAGTGCGCTGACGGAGCTGGTTAACGCCGGAGTGCGCGCCGGTGCCCGGTTCGATGAGATGAGCCAGGCGGTAGCGAAATTCACCGATGCGTCGGGTGTGCCGGTCGATAAGGTGGCAGCGGCATTCGGCAAACTGACGAACGATCCGACCTCAGGCCTTATTGCCATGGCGCAGCAGTTCCATAACGTCACAGCGGAACAGATTGCTTATGTGGCGCAGCTGCAGCGTGCCGGTGATGAAGCGGGGGCGCTACAGGCAGCTAATGATGCGGCGACGAACGGTTTTCGTGAGCAGACAAAGAGCCTGCGCGACAATATGGGGTCGATTGAGTCTGCCGCCGACAGCCTTAAGCGTGCCTTTAAATCGATGTGGGATGCGGCGCTCGATATCGGGCGGCCTGACACCACGCAGGAGATGGTTGCCAAAGCTGAAGCGGCCTTTAAGCGTGCGGATGAAATCTGGAATCTGCGTAAAGGTGATGGTTATGTCAATGATGATGCGCGCGCCAGCTACTGGAACGATCGGGAGTCTGCCCGCCTTGCACTTGAAATGGCGCAGCAGCAGGCCAGTGTTGCAAAGGCAACTGAGGATAACGCCGCCCGCGAGGCGGTGATTGAATCTGACCGCCAGAAGTATGCCGCGCAGGCGCAGGCTGCTTATTCAAAGACTGAATCATCTTTGGATAAATTTACGGCAAAACAGAAAGAATATAATCAGGCCATCAAAGACGGACGTATCCTCCAGGCCGATTACAACATTCTGATGGCAGCTGCTAAGAAGGAATACGACGACTCACTGAAGAAGCCTAAAAAGCCGTCAGCAGTGAAAACACCTGCAGGCGCAAAAAGTGTCGATGCTGCCAGCGCGCAGACGCTCGAGCTGGAGGCGCAGTTACGCACTTTGCAGGAGCATAAGAGCATCACGGATACCATCAGCCAGCAGCGGCAGGAATTGTGGAAACAGCAATCCCGCTTTTCGGTGCTGGAAGAAGCCGCCAAAAAGCGCGCGCTGACCGCCGATGAAAAATCGGTGCTGGCGAACAAAAACGAGGTACTGGCGCGGGCCGAAGTGAATGCCCGGCTGGGCGATCAGATTGTTGCTCAGGAACGGTTAAACCGCCTGCAGGACAGCTCGCAGAAGTACGTTACCCAGATTGGGGAGAAAACCCGGGCGCTGGTGGCCGGGGGCAGCATGAGCAGTCGCGGCGCGCAGCGGCAAAACGAAGAGGCACAGCTGCGGCAGGGCTGGATGAATGCCGGCGGTACGGACACCGATCAGGGTTATCAGAACGAACTGGATGCACTGAAGAAATATTATACCGCACAGGACGAGCTCCGCGGCAACTGGCAGGCCGGGGCGAAATCAGCGTGGGCTGACTATGCCGATTCAGCGGCTGATGCCTATGGTTCGATGAAGTCCGCTGCTTCAGCCACATTCGATGGTATCAGCCAGAATATGGCCGATATGCTGACGACAGGGAAAGCAAACTGGGCTGATTTCACCCGTTCCACGTTGTCGATGCTGACGCAGATCCTGATGAAGCAGGCTATGGCTGGCCTGGTCAGTTCCGCCACGTCAGCGCTGGGTTTTGCTGGTGGTGGTTATACCGGATCCGGCGGCAAGTATGAGCCTGCAGGTGTGGTGCACCGTGGAGAGTTTGTCTTTACGCAGGAGGCCACAAACCGGATCGGTGTCGGCAATCTGTACAAAATGATGCGCGGCTATGCTACCGGCGGTCTGGTGGGTGGGAGTGGCGGCGGCATTGCTTCTCCTTTCGGTGTCAGCGTTTACGCGCCGGTTTCCGTCACAACGGGCCAGGGTGAGTCGGGCCAACAGAAAGGGAGCGGTGATGCGCTCGGGAAAGCCTACCAGCAGGTTATCGACAGCTCTGTCCGGGCAGGGATCGCGAAAGCCATACAACCGGGAGGCATGATCTGGAATGCCAACAAGCAGAGGTAAGCGATGGCGATTGAACATTTTAGCTGGCGGATCAAGGCATCCAGCCAGCCGACCCTGAAAAGTAAGGATACCGTCCGCACGGCACAGTTTGGTGATGGCTATAAGCAGGTGTCAGGTGCCGGGCTGAATGATGAAACACTCAGCTATGAGTTCTCGTTTACCGGCGAACCGGGAACCGTCAAGGATATCTATGTTTTCCTGCGGCGCCATAAGACGAAATCATTTTCGTTTACCCCGCCTGGCGGTGATCTTGCGCTGTGGCGCGTTGAGGCAGACAGCCTGCAGCGCGTCACCAAAAGTAAAACGGTGGAAACCGTATCAGCCACCTTTGAACAGGCGTTTGCACCATGAGCTTAAACAGTGATTATCAGAAACTTGAGCCGGGTAATGTTATCCGGCTTTTTGATGTCGATGGCACCGCATTTGGTGTTTCCGACGTTCTCCGCTTCCACGCCCACAATATTGCTCACACTGCCGATGAGATCGCCGCTTCTGGTGGAGATGAAAATAAGCTACCGGCGAAATCGATCTGGTGGCAGGGGCAGGAATATAAAGCCTGGCCATGCCAGATAGAGGGTATTGAGACGGCGACTGACGGGACCAGCGCACAGCCAACGCTCTCGGTCGCTAACCTGGACAGTTCCATTACGGCGCTGTGTCTTGCTTATGATGACCTTCTGCAGGCGAAGGTCACGATTCATGACACGCTGGCGCAGTATCTGGATGCGAAAAACTATCCGGAGGGCAACCCGTCAGCGGATCCGCAGCAGGAAAAGCTGAAGGTGTTTTACATTGACGCCAAGAGCACTGAAACCAACGAGGTGGTGGCGTTTACGTTGTCCAGCCCGATGGACCTGCAGGGGCTGATGATCCCGACGCGCCAGCTACATTCGCTTTGTACCTGGTGCATCCGGAACAAATACCGCTCCGGTGATGGATGCGACTATGTCGGTACGCGCTATTTCGACAAGCACAACAACCCGGTTAACGATCCGTCGCTCGATGAATGCCCCGGTACACTCACTGCGTGCAAGTTGCGACATGGCGAGGGGAACGAGTTGCCGTTCGGTGGTTTCCCTGGCACATCCCTGATCAGGAGTTGATATGCGTCAGAAAATTATCGACGCCGTTATGGCGCATGCTGCTGCTGAGTATCCGCGGGAATGCTGCGGTGTGGTGGCGCAGAAAAGCAGGGTGCAGCGGTACTTTCCCTGCTGCAATATGGCGGCAGAACCGACGGGGCATTTTCATCTTTCACCGGAGGATTACGCCGCTGCTGAAGACTGGGGAACGGTAATTGCTATCGTCCACAGTCATCCTGACGCCACAACACAGCCGAGCGAACTGGATAAAGCGCAATGCGATGCAACGCTCTTACCCTGGCATATCGTGAGCTGGCCGGAGGGGGATCTGCGTACCATCCAACCGCGGGGAGAGCTACCGCTACTGGAGCGCCCATTTGTGCTCGGTCACTTCGATTGCTGGGGGCTGGTGATGAGTTACTTCAGGCAGACGCATGGTATTGAACTGAAGGATTACCGCGTCGATTATCCCTGGTGGGAAGACAGTTACCCCGAAAACTTCTACCACGATTGCTGGTATGAATGCGGCTTCCGTGAATTCAGCGGCGCACCGCAGCCAGGTGATATGGTTATCATGCAGGTCCAGTCCAACAAGTGGAACCATGCCGGTATCCTGTTAGAAGGTAACATGCTACTGCATCACCTTTACGGGCATCTTAGCCAGCGCGTTCCTTATGGTGGCTACTGGCAGGAACGAACAATGAAGGTTCTACGGCATGAGGCTCTGTGTTAACCTTTTACAATATCAAAAAGGGGATAGGGACATGAAAAGAGCCATATTATTTATTTCTTTATTGGGTTTATTTGGTTGTAGTGCATCTTCCTTGCAGGAAGAATCTCCAATTTATTCAGGGCATTCATTAAAGAGTGCTTCACAAATTAATAAGTGCTTATCGCCTAAATGGCAGGATCTACATCCACAGGCAACAAGTATAGAAACCGAAGCTGGTTATAGAATATCAGCATCTGATGATTTATTTGGTGTTTTATCGATGGCTATAATAGAGGGGAACCCAAAGGGTGGGGCTGATGTGAAAGTCTATGCCGCAAGTAAAGGTATTGGTGATCCATGGGGTAAAGCTGCGCGTTCCTGTATTTAAGTCGATTCTAATCTTCAAAGCCACTTTATGTGGCTTTTTTATTGGAGTTAACATGCAAGAAGTAATGACCAGGATTGAACTTGGTGGGGTTTTAGGTAAATCATTTGGCCGCTCTCATAACAGATTAATAAGAACAACGGCCGAAGCCATTAACGCTTTATCAAAAACAATAAATGGATTTGAACAGTATTTAAATGCCAGCAAAATGCGAGGGCTTACGTATGCAGTATTTAAAGGTAAAAAAAATCTTGGGAAAGATGATTTAGGTTTTCCCGTTACAGGTGAAGTGATACGAATCGTTCCTATCGTGATTGGGAGTAAAAAAGCAGGTTTACTTCAAACAATCTTAGGGGGCGTACTGGTGGTAATTGGTGCGTTGGGGGCAACAATAGGCCAGGCATGGGGTGGTGCCGCATGGGGGCCAGCTGCAATGAAAATTGGTGCGGCAATGGCGCTTGGCGGTGTTATACAAATGCTCTCACCGCAACCATCCGGCATAGCCAGCAAGCAAAGTGCAGATAACCGGGCTTCGTATGCGTTCGGAGGCGTAACTAATACAGCTGCGCAGGGGTATCCAGTTCCTCTTTTATACGGTCAGCGACGTATTGGTGGCGCTATCATATCGGCAGGGATTTACGTTGAAAATCAGCAATAACCATGTTGTAATTACGCTATAGGTAATAAGCCTAATATCAAGGTGATAGGGTATATGAAGAAATTATATGTTTTGTTACTCAGTACAGTTTTGATTTCTGGGATGAGTCACGCCGAAAATGGTTATATCCCTGTATTATATAATCTATCAACTATGTTCGATTTTAATCCTGTTAAAGGACCAGTGAAATCACTTAGTACTATAGTGGAGAGTAATGGCAAGGTTACTTATAAAGTATTATTAAAGCTAAATAAAAAAGGTTGTATTGAAAGCCTGAGCTTGGATAATATTTCAAATGGCTTTAAAACAGAACTTAATAATGATGGGGTAAATCTTGTAGGCAAGAGAGGTGAAAACCCGTACTTTGTTGGTCTAACGGAAGATTGTAATATTCTTTCTCAGAATGATAATGGTGAGAAAAATACATTCTCTCTCACAGTAAGTGGAATGATTAAAGATACTTATTATTTAGGCCAAAAAATAGCAACGCATTTTTATGATGATAATGATAATTTAATACGCTCTGAGTTTTATGGCTCAGATAAAATTTTGTCCAGTAATGAAGTTATTTATTTAGATAAAAATACTAAACCTCTTGACTACAAGATTATAAACGAAAGTAGCTATGCACAAGGATATACTGCTACAACAACTTGTAAATACAACGCGAAACTTGTTCCAGAGTTATGTAATCTGATAATACAGAATGCAGGGAATCCGCTTCCTAAACCGACAGTAATTACAGCACATACAAGCGTGGAATTTTATTAAATATCCACCTTCATATATACCGCCTACGGGCGGTTTTTTTATGGGCGCGAAATGGCTAAAGCAACCCTTATCAAAGGCCGCAAGGGCGGCAGTTCCAGTTCCCGAACCCCTACCGAACAGCCTGATGATCTGCAATCTGTAGCGAAGGCCAAAATCCTCCTTGCGCTTGGGGAAGGGGAGTTTGCAGGGCAATTAACCGGAAAAAATATCTACTTAGACGGCACGGCGTTGGAAAACTCCGACGGCTCCCAAAACTTTAGCGGCGTGACGTGGGAGTTTCGCGCGGGAACGCAGGCACAAAATTACATTCAGGGCATTCCCGGTACCGAAAACGAAATCAATGTTGGAACTGAAGTATCAAGCGCTATAGCCTGGACGCGCACCTTCACCAACACCCAACTATCAGCCGTTCGCCTGCGACTGAAATGGCCTTCACTGTTTAAGCAGGAGGACAACGGCGATCTGGTAGGGTATTCCATCAATTATGCGATAGACCTGCAGACTGATGGTGGGACCTGGCAAACCGTTCTTAATACCAGCGCAACCGGCAAAACGACGTCTGGTTATGAGCGCAGCCACCGTATTGATTTACCGCAGACTGGCAGCACCTGGACAATCCGACTGCGTAAGATAACCACTGATGCAAACAGCGCGAAGATCGGCGACACGATGACGCTGCAGAGTTTTACCGAGGTGATTGACGCCAAGCTGCGCTACCCGAATACCGCGCTGCTGTACATCGAATTCGACTCGAGTCAGTTTAACGGTTCAATACCGCAGATCTCATGTGAGCCTCGCGGGCGCGTGATCCGTGTTCCTGATAATTACGACCCTGAAACGAGGGTTTACAGCGGTACATGGCAGGGGGCATTTAAATGGGCATGGACCGATAACCCGGCGTGGATTTTTTACGATCTGGTGGTGTCAGACCGCTTTGGTCTTGGTCACCGGCTCACTGCGGCGAACATCAATAAGTGGACGCTGTATCAGGTGGCCCAGTATTGCGATCAGCCAGTTCCAGACGGTAAAGGTGGCAGTGGTACCGAACCACGCTATACCTGCAACGTGTACGTTCAGGACCGGAACGACGCCTACACTGTCCTGCGTGATTTTGCTGCTATCTTCCGTGGTATGACTTACTGGGGCGGTGATCAGATTGTGGCCCTGGCTGATATGCCGCGTGATGTGGATTACAGCTACACGCGCGCTAACGTTGTTGGAGGCCGATTCAATTACTCGAGCAGCACCACGAAAACCCGCTATACCACAGCGCTGGTGTCATGGTCCGATCCCGGTAACGCCTACGCCGACGCTATGGAGCCTGTATTTGAACAGGCGCTGGTGGCGCGGTATGACTTCAACCAGCTGGAAATGACGGCCATCGGCTGCACCCGGCAGTCAGAAGCGAACCGAAAGGGGCGCTGGGGTATTCTCACGAACAACAAGGATCGCGTTGTGTCGTTTGATGTTGGTCTGGACGGAAACATTCCGCAGCCGGGTTATATCATCGCCGTAGCAGACGAACTGCTGTCCGGAAAGGTTATGGGCGGCCGCATCAGCGCTGTTAACGGTCGCGTTATCAAACTTGACCGCGTTGCTGATGCTGTTGCAGGCGATCGTCTGATTCTCAACCTCCCCTCTGGAGCGTCACAGAGCAGGACCATTCAGGCTGTGAACGGAGAATCAGTCACAGTCACCACGGCATACAGTGAGACACCACAGGCCGAAGCTGTATGGGTGGTTGAGTCAGATGAACTCTACGCCCAGCAGTATCGTGTTGTCAGTGTCTCCGATAATAATGATGGTACCTTCTCGATTACCGGCGCATGGCACGACCCGGATAAATATGCCCGTATCGATACCGGAGCCATCATTGACCAGCGGCCGGTGAGTGTGATCCCGCCGGGTAACCAGTCGCCGCCGGCTAACATTGTGATCAGCTCGTTTTCAGTGGTTCAGCAGAATATCAGCGTTGAGACCATGCGGGTGAGCTGGGACCAGGCGCAGAACGCCATCGCCTACGAGGCACAGTGGCGCCGCAATGATGGTAACTGGGTAAATGTGCCGCGCAGCTCCACCAACTCATTTGATGTATCGGGTATTTATGCAGGGCGCTACCTCGTGCGTGTGCGTGCCATTAATGCCGCTGAAATTTCCTCTGGCTGGGGCTATTCCGAAGAAAAAACGCTGACGGGTAAGGTGGGAAATCCGCCGAAACCTGTCGGCTTTGCGACAACACCGATCAACTGGGGGATTCGCCTGAACTGGGGATTTCCAGCTAACACCGGGGATACGCTGAAAACGGAAATTCAGTACACCGCGAACAGTGATTTCTCAAATCCTCTTTTGCTGTCGGATGTACCTTATCCGTCTGCCGAATACACCCAACTGGGATTAAAAGCGGGACAGGAGTTCTGGTACCGCGCGCAGCTGGTAGACAGAACGGGTAATGAATCAGGCTGGACCGACTGGGTTCGTGGTGAATCTAATGCGAATGCTGACGACTACCTGGGCGATATTGCTGATGACTTCCTGACGTCTGCCGACGGTGACCGCCTGACAGGCGACATTGACACCAACCTGGAAGCTGCGTTGCAGAATGCGCTGGCCAATCATGGAACGGTAGAACACCAGTGGGCGCAGTACGGCGAAGTGCGCGCGGATATTCTGGTGGTTAAAACGACCATTGCGCAGGTCGATAAGGCCATGGCTGAAATGTCGACGCAGGTGCAGGCGCAGTTCAATGATGTGACTGCCGCGCTGGAAGATAAGCTCACCGCCGTGGTTGATGTGACCGGGGCATCTGCAATTTACACCCTTAAAACCGGGGTTCGAATAAATGGTGTGATGTATAACGCAGGGATGTCGATCGCGGTGCTGGCGGAATCGGGTAAGCCGGTAGTCACCCGCGTCGGATTTAACGCTAATCAGTTCGTCCTGATGAGTGGTAGTGGCAATACGCAATATTCACCGTTTGCGGTGGTCAATGGTCAGGTATTTATCAGCGATGCGTTTATTCAGGATGGCAGCATTACCAATGCAAAAATTGGTAATTTTATCCAGTCGAATAACTTCGTTGCTGGTTCAACAGGCTGGCGCATTGATAAAAATGGAAACGCTGAATTGCATGGGAAACTCTATGCCGACAGCGGAAATTTCTCTTTTAACGGGATAAATAACAAAGTCGTAATCGATGGTTATGGACTTCTCGTTAATCTGACAAATGGTGGGAGTGTTCAGATCGGCACATTCAGGGGGTAATAATGTCGGAGGGGATTTTTATTAATTACAACGATGGCCGTCCGGTAATGGCTATTACTGCGGGGCTGCGAGCCCCCAGTTTTTGCACAACGTTCTCGGGCTGGTCATCCCAGTCAATGCAGTACCCGGTCAATACACCGCTAGTTCCCGGATCACAGGCTATCGTGGTGCCAACTAACCCCATTTACATCTATTCCTTTGCTGAATTTGATGTAGCCATTATGACGGGGGTCACCCGAAACGGGGACGCCGGTGTCATCATTGGCGCAGAGACCATCGGGGGGAAGGCCCTCACTCCGGACTGGTCAGGTTATGTCATGGAGCTGCTGCCAGCCGCCACTTATAACGAAGGATTACTGGTTTCAAACTCAACTGACTTCACCGCCATATCAAATCAGGCCGCGCTGATGACGTGCGCTTATTCCGGACGCATTACGGTTAACGGCAGTGCGCCGCTTCCGGTGAGCGGTATTCCTTTTGGCAAATGGGATAACCCGAATGTGTCGGTGGGGTTTGATGGCGGCAATATCATCGTGCGCGATATTTCCTACACAGGGCGGGACGATGTGGCCGGTACGGCGACGATAGACCTGGTGATATTCAATCAGACAGCACCTGTCGGCGGCGACGGCATCACAATGACCAACGCCGCAGGTCAGGTGACGTTCTCCACGCTGAAACGCCCCTTTGTCTATGACCGACAAATCCAGATCACTGATGCCTTTCAGGATATTGGCGGCGGGTTTTGCCAGATAGTCTATACCGGCGTTCAGGCACGAATGAGTGGTGGATGGGGAAATATCAGAACCAAAGGCGTTGTCATGTCAGGCGGTAGCGTCAGGTCGGCCTATAACAAAGTGTTTGCGAACCGTAATTCAGGCGCATGGGATATGACCCGAAACAGAAATATCGCCATGCCCATTCTTATTCTTCCGAACATGTACTGAGGAAAAAATATGTCAGCAGGAACCTTAACTCTGACGAATAACTCTGCCCTGGTATCAGGGGCAGGGACTTCATTCACTACCGAACTGACCGCTGGCGATTTTATTGTTGTCACTGTCGGCGGCGTTCCCTATACGCTCCCGGTCAAAACAATCGAGAGTAATACAGGACTGACGCTGGTCAGTAACTTTACCGGGCCAACACAATCTGGTGCGGCCTGGTCAGCTGTTCCTCGTGTGGCGCTGAACATGGTTACTGCCGCGCTTGTGGCTCAGAGCGCAGAAGCGCTTCGCGGCCTGAACTACGACAAGCAGAACTGGCAACAGGTGTTTAGTGCCTCTGGAATGATAACGGTCAAACTGCCTGATGGTTCAAGCTTTCCTGGGCCGTCATGGAAATATCTGTCCGATAAGCTATCTAGCTTAGGAAACAGCGCGACCAGAGACGTAGGAACAGATTCTGGAACTGTTGCTGCTGGTAATGATACGAGATTTGAAACTGTTAACGGCAAAACAGGCGGGGATATTTCATCTCAGATATCTGTTTCTGGAAATATTTATGCAGTCAATAAATCCGTATCAGATCCGGCCAATGGCACTGATGTTTCAGGTGGTTCGCTCTCATCAAATTATATAGTTAACGGCGTTACAAGGGCTCTGGCTGGGTTCTCAGGTAGATACAAATGGGGTGAAGAGAACGGTTATGGCCAGCTGGATGTGGCTCTTTTAGACGGCTCTGGTAACTATGTGAGAGGGGCATCATACATATTCTCCGGTAATGGTAATGCCACTGCCAATGGCAACTGGATTAACGGTGGTTCTTCTGAAAAAATTAAGAGAGATATTGAAGATATTGAAGACCCGTTAGGGAAAATGCGACAGATTCGCGCCTGCACATGGCGGCTGAAGACTAAACAAGGAGATGGTCGCTTTGGTATTGGTGTACTGGCAGAGGGGTTATATGAGGCCTACCCTGAGGCAAAAGTCACCGCCGGTGATATTGAATTAGCTGATGGCGTGGTTGTTGAAAATGTCCTGTCAGTTCAGGCCGGTGACTCAGGAGTAACCGTCGCTATCCATCATGCAGCTATACTGATACTGATGGATATGAACGAATCTCAACAGGAAGAAATCAAACAACTGAAAGCTGACGTGGATGAGCTGAAGAAAATAGTCAGTCAGATCGTAGCCAGATAATTTTACTCTGGAATACAGTACTGGGATAGAGAGTTACCCGGGACATGGGTTCCGCAGCCACATCGTATGCAGAACGGGCTGCGGAAAACCGTCACTTAATCTGAAACCAGCCACATATCAGCCTCTTCAAACATTTCCTGAACAGTACGGCTTATCTGTTCCTTCTCATGCTTGCTGGCGTCAGTGTTGATCGCCGGCAGCGTCATCATCGGTTTTACCCAAGTACCAGTATCGGGAAAAGGCGCGGTTTCACACTTATTTCCCTTAGAGTTACATCCTTTACATTAGACCTATGAATACAAGATGAAGTGCCACTTATTTGGCTAAAATGCAAACACAAATCTAACTTGGATGTGGTTTTGCGTTATTTTATAACGTTCTTTTCTAATAAAAAACATAAAGAAATATTTGTTTTAGCCGATAATCTGTTTTAACTGTATGTATTTGATTCACGACAGATAGTAGAATGTATGTTGTTATATAGGGTCAGGCATATAAAGAGGTCGGTGTGAAGAATAACCACAATTTAAAACGAATTAAGCCTTATGTGATATCAATCACGTTTTCATTTTTTATTTTTTTCTCATTGTCTGAGATTTCAATGTATTATATATACAAGGAGAGGGTTGCATCATATACAGAACGAGTTTTGAATAGAAGCGTTAGTCTCATTCAACAGATTGATAAAATAAATGATAGTTATGAAATATTTAATGCTTATAGTCCTTGTAGTGAACTACAACTTCATGCTCTAAGAGTGGCCTTATGGCCCTATGCTCTTATAAAAGATATATCATTTATTTCAAATGGTGCAGTCATATGTAGTGCTTTATGGGGAGTGTTGCCAGCACCATTGCTTCTCAATATCTATGATAGAAAAGTTGAAAAGGACAATGTAACTTGGTTTTTTGGTGTGTTACTGGAAAATAATGTAAAAGCTGATTTGCTAAGCAATCAAAAATTAGCCATAACGATTTCACCATTTGCATTTAATAGATTTGTTACAGACCATGAAGAGAAGGGGTTTTCTGCAATTGTAGGTGACAGAGATCATTCGCTTCATTTGTTCAAACTTGGTGAGCAGGTCGATCTTCTTGAAGAGGCTCAGCATGATAAATCCTACCAACTAGGACTTATTACCACGCAAAGCTGTAATAAAAATAATAATGTCTGTGTCATGGGGGGAGTTAAATTTCCGTGGATGAGTTTCGATAGTTGGTTAACGATGTTGTTGATTTCCTTTACATCTATTGCAACCGGTGTTCTTCTGGGTGGTTTTTATAATCAAAGAGTTGCACGTAAGCAATCATTAGTTTCAAGATTAAAAAATGCGATAAGAAGCGAATCATTATATCTTGTGTATCAACCTATTTATAAAATAAAAACCGGAAAAATTATTGGTGTGGAAGCACTAATTAGATGGGATGATCATGATATTGGTAGCATTCCTCCTGATATTTTTATCCCTATTGCAGAGAAGCATGGTTTAATCCAGGAAGTAAGTGATTTTGTATTTCGAATGGTAGTAAAAGAAGCCAGGTCTCTTTCTGAAAAATTTAATGTTTTTATAAGCATTAATGTTAGTTCTCAAGACCTTTTATCTGAATCTTTTCAAGGGAAAGTGTTTCAGATGATCGATGAATTAAATATAGAGCCTGGAATGATAATGGTGGAATTAACAGAAAGACAAAGTGCGGATCTAAATTCACTCCAAAAGGTAATTTCTTTATTTAATAATAAAGGAATTTTAATAGCCATTGATGATTTCGGGACAGGCTATTCAAATTTAAACTGGCTGTCAAGTTTGCAAATAGATGAAATTAAAATTGATAAATCAATTACAGACTCTATTAATGAATACTCTATAAGTAATAATGTATTATCAGGATTGGTTGAGATTTTTAAAGATATAACCCATAAAGTCGTATTCGAAGGTGTAGAAACATCAACTCAGGTTAATTATTTAACTGAAATGTTCCCTGAGTGCGGTGTACAGGGATGGTATTACTCAAAGCCGTTACCTATAGATAAATTGACAAAGTTAGTCGAGGATGCCAATTTGCCTTAATATTTATTACTTTATTTTCATTATTTTCACATTCTATATAACATGCGTAACCGCGAGCTATATAAAGAAGGATTTTGATATCTTGCCGCATTCAATCGGCTAGTTGGTTCAAAATTGTATGGAATGCCGCGTACAGCTTCTTCAGAGAGCAGGCGAGATAGTCTTCACGCGCCATTGACTGTGAAAAGCGTCCACACATAGAAACCTCCGAATTAACAACAGACAGAAAGTATAGAAGTTATAGGCCGAAGGCGGTGGACTTATGGGGCAAGGATGGGACAAAAATGCCTATTATGGGGCATGAATGGGACATTATTGCACACATGAAGTTTACCGAATTTCATGTGATATCGATTTTTAATGCATTGAATCCACTACATAAAACACATGCTCTTGGGCGTTATTTAGTGATTTCTAAAATGCCTGCGTCACGCAGTTAA